ACTAAAAGAGAAACTCGGAGTCGATTTAAAAAACAAAGACATCACCGGACGGATTGAAGATATCTTTCGGAACAAAGTCTATACGTCTCAAAATTTTTCAAGAGTTCAGAGGATGCACGCTCTTGGAATTACGGATGTAGAAATCGTCGCGATTATGGACGCAAAAACGTCTCCGATCTGTAGAGAACTGAACGGACGAAAGTTTCAAGTTTCGGAAATGAATCACTTCGTTGAAGAATTTATTTCGACTCCAACTGATGAAAATTTCTGGAACAAATATCGTCCACCAACGGCAAAAGAGATCCGAGGTTTCCCATCGATGAGTTCGTCTGAGATTTTGAAGTCGGTCGCAGTCAAATGCCCTCCTTTTCACTTTCTATGTCGGACGACGTTCGTGATGTTCGTAAAATCGGTTATCAATCGGATGACAGGAAATGGAAAAACTCCTCTGGATGGAAAACTTGAAAACCCGGAAACGATTTTGAAGCGAGATAGAAATCGAATCGAAACAAGGAAAAAAAGTCTGAGTGGAGTTGAGCCGGATGAATTTGTAAATAAGATTGCGTCGTTGCAAGGTAACGCAGTTTGGAACTCAGACAAATTAAAATCGAGTTGGAAAAAAGAGTTACGGAAGGAAATTCCGAAAGTTTCGGAAAAACAGAGGCCACATACGCATCCAAGGGTCTTGATATTTTAAGGAATTTCAATACACTGTATGCGTATTCGACGGAAGATAAAAAGACGAAAACAAAATCTTTCAAATTTGGATTCGTTCAAGATCAAAAAGATAAAAGAAAATTTTTCGTTCCGGTAAATGCGGAAACTTTCGAGATCGAAAATCTTTTCGAGCTTGAGTCTGAGAGTTTTACGAATTCATTTTTGAAGGTTGCATGACATACGCAAGAATTTTAAAACTGATCGAAACCGTTGAAGATGGAAATGTCGAGGAACAAGAAATGCTCGTTGAGATTTTAGACGAACTCGATGGAAAGTTTCCTGAGTTCGATCAAGAACTGGTTAGAAAGTTTTCTATATTGGATCATTTGTTTGGCGGAATGGACTTGTCTGAAAGCTCATGGAGATTTTTTCCGTTAGAAGTTTCAACAGGAGAATATCCTTTAGAAAATCTTCCGGATTATGTGCGAGAAATCGCCAAAGAGTTATACTATAAATAAAAAGCGGAAATCCGCTCACTACTTAACGCTTCCATGAATGGAAGCAATGGCAACAAAAGAGAAAGAAAAGAAACAACTTCAATACGATGCTCACGGTTGGGCAACACTTGATAACGGCGTTAGACTAAATCGTTCCGGTCAAGGCTCCGTTGTATTATTTGCTTCTGGAGCGGTTCTTTCCGGCGGTGGAAAATTATCTACTTCGACTATTCCAAAAGAACCAACTCCCACTGATTTACCGTATGTTGAATACGATTTCAGAATGTTGTCTAAGTCTCTCATCGAGTGCTATGCACTCGATTTTACAAAAGATAATGTTCTAAAAAATGCGACGTCACTTTTTGCAACGAAGATTTATAAAGATCACGAAACGTTTGTAGATAATTCCATCGGTGCGGTCATCGATCCAATTTGGAGCGATGATAAAGATAACGAAGGAGTCAATGGGCGATTTCGGTTCTTTAAGAAATTTGCTTCATCCATTATAGATCGTCTCGAAACCGATCCTCCGATTTTAGATTCTTGTTCCGTCGGAATTCAATTCACGTTTATCAAGTCTCACCCTTATCTTGAAAACTTTTATTGGCACCTTGGTGAAGAAATCGAAGGCTCTGTCGTTCGTTTAATCATTACCAAGATCATCGCCGTTCCGGTAAGTTTCAATCGTCTGCGCTGGTGCCGATACCAAACGACAAAAAAATTATCACTGAATCATTTTGAACAAACCTCGTCCGAGTTGGGGGAGGAAAAACCACAGGAGGAAAATATGAAACTCAAAGCCAAATTATTTGCGCTTTTGGGTCTTTCGTTGGAATCACTCGGTCTGGAAAAACAGGGCGAAGACGTGGAGTTGTCTCCTGAAAAATACGAGGTCGTCTTACAAAAAGCGGGCTCTGAAATTTCAAAACTAAAGACTGCTCTCAATTCCTACGCGGGACTCACAAATCAAGAAACGTTCCCTACGGGGTTTGATCACGAATCAAACGTTGCAAAGTTAAAGGAACTTTTGGACGAGCCAAAGAAAATTATCGAACATGATCGGAGTGAAGTCTTGAAAGCATACCGCTTATTTGTAAACGGAAAAGCTGATAAGATAATCGAGGAAATGATTGAGTCCGCAGACTTGAAACAACTCAAAGCTCTCGCTCATCAATACGGAATCAAGTTGAACCAAAAGTTCCTTGTTCGGACTGACGAACTCGGAAACAAAACCCGCGCTTCTGGAAATGGCGGAGGCGAATTGGAAGACACCGAACCTTACATGACCGTGGAGATACCAGGATGAACCCATTTCCAACAAAAGCAAAAGGATTAAGAGAACCGGAACTGATTACGTTCGATAACACGAATAATCTTACGGATACTTCGATTGGTCAGCCAGTTATCGTATCAGGCGAAATGACCGTTTCATTAGCACCAAACGGATCGAAATTTGATGGTTTCGTCAGTAGCGTAGATAAGAAGTCCATCACTATTCAAATCGAAGGAAGTTTCGAAAGTATGTATTCGGGAACTAGTCCATCCTACGGTCGTGACATATTAGCTTCCGATGGAAATGGTGCAATTAAGAAGGATGCGGGAGGGGATCTTTACCTCATTCTTTCGATCGATACCAATGCAAAACGAATATCGTTCATTCGGTTATAAGGAGGAATCATGTCACTTACCAAAAAAAAACGCAAACTTCGCTTTAAGAAAAGCGAAATCAAACAACTATCTCTCGAAAAAGAAATGTATGGAGAAGTCGACTCAAACAAATGTGCGGTTCCTCTATCCAAAATTATCGAGCAGATGGAGGAAAAAGCGGGATTTGATCCGTTCGATCAAAAATCCGATGTTGGATTAATGAATCCGATCGAACGCCAGTTGATGACTAATGGAGTCCGAATGTATTCAATAACGCGACCCTGATCGAAGATTTCTTCAAAACCAACAACACCAAAATTCTTTTTCCAGCGTTCATCAGTGATCAAATCTATTTAGGAATGGGGTTAGGTCAAATGGAACTTTCTGTTGAAGACCTAAAGGCCACTTCCCAAAAAATCTCTTCGACTGCAATCGAGAAGATCGGTATCGATTTCGAGAAAGAAGATGTCGATGTAGCTACCGTTGGTGAAGGAGGTAACTTTCCAGGCGCGAAAATTGCTTTAAAAACCGGATCTGTCTCCATGAAAAAAGTCGGTCGGAAGATGATCATCTCTTACGAGGCCGCGCGAAGAGTGAATATCGATATTCTGAAAATTTATCTTCAAAGAATCGGTTATCGTCTGGGTCAACAAATGGCACAAGAGGGTTTAAGGGTTCTCATGGAAGGTGATGGAACCACAGGATCCGCGGCTCCGATTTCTTACACGAAAGCAAACGAATGGAAGTATGCCGATATCATTCGACTGATCTATGGGCAATTTAAGAAAGGTCAAACTGCTACAACTGTAGTTTTGAACAACGAGTTCCTTTTGGATGTGCTTACGGATGAAACAAATTTCAAGCAGTTCCAATCTCTGAATATCGCGGAAAAATTTATCACATCCGGAGAGATTCAAGGATTTTTTGGTCGAGCTTGGAAAACGTCCGAATTCGTTCCAGATAAGACGATGATTGCTTTCGATAAAACGTCCTGTCTATCGTATTTCGAAGAAGCGAAATCTTCGCTTATCGAAACAGACAAGATGATCGACAAGCAACTGGAACAGACTGTGATCAGTTTGAATTTTGGATTCACGAAATTGTTTCAAGCCGCTTGTCACCAAAAGACTCTTCAAACAATTCCACCCGGACCGTAAGGAGAACTAAAAACAATGATCAACGCGTTACCTGACCTAAAAGCTCTCGTCGGAGTAAAACCCTCCGACATAGATATGAACGATTCAGTAAAGCTCACAACGGATAAAACCGAGTTTGAAGAGTTTTTGGAATCGGTTGCGGATAACGCGTTGAAGTTGATTCAAGGTTGGGGATATTCCGTTCCTTCTGCTCCCTATCCAAGAGAGATAAGAAGAGCGGAAGTCCTTTTAGTGAAAGCGGAGGTGATCGAAGAATTCGGTCTTCTTGATGTTGTCGATCCGGAAGATTTCCAAGTCGGAGGTCAGAACGGCGAACGTAGAAAAATGCGAAAACTGACTCCGGAGGAACGTGGAGATAAGGCCGCGCAATTTAGAAACCGTGCCTATTTTACTCTCTTCGGAAGATATCCCGAACCGGATACGGGGTTTGCATGAGCGTTGAAAGTATTTTACGAAGATCTTTTGTGAAACACACAAATGCGGATTTCTTAATATTGAAAAAGTCCGTTGGACCCGTTGGCGACGACGAATTAAACGCGTTCAAAAAAGAAAACTGGACTCGATTGAAAAGTGTTCGAGGATATTTTGATTTCAATACCCAGACGGAAACCAAGGGAACTGGAGGCGAAAGACAAGGATACGACGCGATTGCAGAAATTCTTTTCGATGAAATCGAATCCATATCGAATCAACTGGATCAGACCTGTCGAATTTTTCGGGGAACGATCGCGGAAGATATTCCGATAACGGAAGAAGTTGCGAAAGCCGCATGGAATATTGAGAAATTTTTACCAGGGAAACAAAGTGGAAACTTTTCCGTCGTTGTGGTTGGACTTAAGCTCCCGGAAAAAGGAAATCAAGTTTTTCTAAGATGAGCGGAGTTTCGTATAACGATAGCTTGAAGAATTTGTTTAAGAACACAAATAACAAACTTCAATCTTGCATTGGAAAAGCGAATATCAAAAACGCTTATCTCTTGCAAGTTCTTATCACTAAGGGATATCGGGATCAGAAATACGCTTCT